CACTAGTTTATCAAGCATGGCGTAGTTGTACTTCATTAACTGATTTTCCAGCTAATGCTTTTGATAATATTAAAGGTGGTGATTTTACACTCGCTTTCACTAATACTAACCTGCCACAAGAATCAATAGATAATATTCTAGTATCACTAGTAACTTCAGGTATTGATTCAGGCACAAGAGTATTTGACCAATCAGGCGGCTCTGCCCCGTCATCAACAGGCGAGGCAGCTATCGACACCCTACGCTCACGCGGCTGGACAGTTTCAGTAACCGGAGGCTACTGATATGATGACTAAGTACCAACAACGTGCAACCATAGCTGTGCCTGAACCCTTAATTGCAGAAGCCAATCAGCTGGCTCTGGCTTTGGGTGAATCAGCAGCAGACGATAAAACATTCAACACGGCAGCGTGGCAGGACGCAGAAGGTAATTTGTATGCTGTATCCTCAACGGTTGCTAAGCCAATATTCGCACAGATAGCAGGCCAGCCATTACAAGCCCCTGACCACGCGCCCGACATGGACTTGGCAGCCGCCACACGATCACAGGCACTGCTACAGATCAACGGCGGCATAGCCACACCGGATGTTATAGCGGTTATCTTAGGCGACAGGGCTGGAGTCAGCTCAGGATCACATTGCGGCGCTAGGGTTGTACACCAATCCCACAAGATACGCCGTAACCCTTTTACTGTTATCATAGAATCCGCGTAACAGCACTTTAAACAGAGGATTTGACCATGAGTGTAAGCATTAAAAACGTAATTTCTGTAACCCTGCTACAAAGCGGCGCACTGGCAATGGCAGACAACCCCAACGTGGTCACAATGCTGACCAGCGAGCAACAAGGCCCGTTGTCATCCGCGAGCCGCTACCGGATCTATTCCGACTCGGGCAGCGTTGCAACTGACTTCGGGACAGCGAGCAAAGCGTACGATTTCGCGCTTTCATTCTTTGGCACGTCACCCAACGCCACCAACGCGGGTGGCTTCCTGGTCATCGGCTATTGGCGCGGTGCAGAAGAAACCCTGATGGCAACATCGGCAAGCCTAAACGGCGCACAGCTATCTGAGGCATCCGTAGTCGGCGGCCTGCAACAGGTAGCAGACGGAACCCTAACCGTGGACGTGGACGGCGTGCCCGAAGCGCTGACCGGTCTGGACTTCCAGAGCGCAACCACGCTGGCGGCGATTGTGGACGTTATCGACGCAGAGCTGACCGGCGCAACCGCGTCAATCAGTGATCAGCGTGTTGTGATTACAAGCGACACCAGCGGCGCATCCAGCACCGTCACGTTCGCAAGCGACCCAGGCACCGGAACATTCATCGGCCAGACCTTGGCGCTAACTACCGGCTCCGGTGGCTTCCTGACTCAAGGCGCGGCGGCTGAAACGCTAACCGCTGAAACCAAGCTGGCGGCAATCACTGAGCTGTTCGCCCAGGTCAAGTTTCGCGGCGCTATGTTCATCGACAACCCAACAGATGAAGAGTCCAAGACCTTGGCAGAGTGGGGCCAAGCTAACGACGTTCTTCAGTACGATGTGTTTGACGCGCCGGCCAACTTGACTGTTGACCCGACAAACGTGGTCTGGGACATCAAACTGTCAAGCCTGACGAACTACCGGATGCTGTACAGCAAGGCAGGCAACCGCAAGCTGGCGGCGTCGTACATGGCGCGGGCACATACCGTTAACTTCGCTGCTGAAAATTCAGCGCTGACCATGCACCTCAAAGAGCTGTCAGTGGCAGCAGAGGAATACACACAGACCCAGGTTAACCAGGCGCAGACTGTTGGCCTAGACCTGTACACGACCATTAAATTAACGCCTGCAATTTTGACCAGTGGCGCTAACAACTTTACCGACGAACGTTACAACCTGATTGCGTATGTGGATTTCTTGCAAATCGACATGTACAACCTGCTCAAACAAACCAGCACCAAGATCCCGCAGACCACACGCGGCGTAAACCAGTTGATTGACCAAGCGGAGAAGACCACCATCCAGTTCGTGCGTGCGGGTGTGTTCGCGCCCGGCACATGGTCAAGCCCTGACACCTTTGGCGATCTGGAAACCTTCCGTCGCGGCATTAGCAACAACGGCTTTTACTGGCTGGCAGGATCACTTGCAGCGCAGGCCCAGAACTCACGCGAGGCCCGACAGTCTCCTGTACTACAGGGCGCGGTTAAGTTGGCCGGCGCTATTCATTCCGTAGACATCATCGTCAACGTAAACCGTTAAGGAGCACGCATCATGGCAGGCATTGCATTAGCAGTAGACAGCACAACCGTTGTCCTTAACGGCACGGCCATTCTTGACCTGGTAGAAGGCGACTACGTTGTCATCACTCCGGCCAACCCGGCAACCTCGCACATCAACAGCATCAACGGCGGCGTGAACGTCAACGAGCGCAGCGACCGTGGCGTTCATGACTTGACGTTGCGCGTCCAGCGCTTCAGCGAGTCAGACGCATTCATGAACAACCTGCTGCGCCAGTCGCCACCGGTACTGGTCAACGGCAGCGTGAAGGAGAGCTTCAGCCGTGACGGCACTGGCGGCGTTGAGTCCTGGATTCTGGAGAACGGCAGCGTTACCACGCAGCCCACTTCAACCAAGTCCAGCACCGACGGCAACGCTTTGCAGGAATACGTGATCAGGTTTAGGAATGGATCGCGGAACCTGTAAAAGATAGGAAATTACGGCCCTGCGAAATGTGGGCTTTTCTGTAGCCTTTCTGATTTGCTGCCACAACGGACAAGCTGTAACCTTGAGGGCTTTCATGTCCGGCCTACTAGCGGCACCGGCTGGCCTTTTTACGATAGGCTTGCTACACATGGACATTGGCAACTATGAGGGCGGTTGGCTCTTAATGAGCCTTATAGTGTATGTTTTTTGTAGGATTAGCGTATCAGGTGGGCAAGAAGTGCAAGCCGGTAAACTCAATAGTTAAACAAGGACAATAGCAATGACCGAACAAAACACAGCAATTGACATGCTTAAAGCTATCCACGACGACCAATCTGCAACCTTGCCAAGTGGTCGGGAATACAAAGCTAACGACCGTTACGCACAACCAGCGGCGGCGTGTGTTTGCTTTTTTCTCTAAGCGCCAAGGCGAGATCCAGGCAGGCGACTTTTCGTTTCTGGACTCTGCGGATTTTGAGCCAGTCGAGAAAGTAATCTTAGACACTGTACTGTATGAGGATCAGCAGCTCAGCAAGCTAAAAGGCCACTTTGACCAGTTCCCGGAAGACTACGTAATCTTTATTACAACCATGCTAGGGGTTTACTCATACCCTTTTTGAAAGGGAACCTTGGTGGCTAACAGTCCCGACACCATCGTCTGAACCCAACATCATTAAGCGTACAAACCTAAGCAACCAGGCAATGATAGAGCACGCTCTGGTGCGACATGGTTACGGTACGCTTGATGAAATAAGACAGATGGACACCCGGGATTTTCTTGACGCGATAGAGTACCAGGAAATCGCATCAGCCATTGAGCAGTACCATGTAAACGAAGCGCAGCGGGCACGGTGACACGGCCCGCTGCTGTGCTATACTTGTGCGAAATGCAATCAGCATAGGCTCAATCTATGGCCGCAGTATCAGAAATTATCACAAAATTTTCGTTCGAGGGATCCACCAAACCTCTCATAGACTATAACAACAGCCTTGGCAAAAGCGTCAAACTTCTCGGCGCGATGGGCGCAGCATTCGGTGCCGCCACCTTTGCGGTCGCTAAGTGGGCGTCTGGGGTTAGTCAGTCCCTTCAACCTCTGTTCGATCTCAGCGAGCAAACCGGCGTGGCTGTCGCATCCCTCCAAGAGTTGTCATTTGCCGCTGAACAATCAGGCTCATCATCTCAAGCCCTGGAATCATCCATTAGCGGTCTATCCGCAAAGATCGGCGAAGCAGCACAGAAGGGCAGTGAAGAATTCTCACGTCTCGGGATTAGTGTCAGGGATGCAAACGGCAACGTAAAAGACGCCGATGCAATCCTGGGAGAGGTCGGCAACAGCTTTAAGCGGCTAGGCCTATCAATGAGCGAGCAACAGGGCTATGCCGAGGCGCTCGGTATTGATCCCAGCCTGATTTCCATGCTCAGCCAGACCAGCGCGGAGACAGATAAGCTCAAGCAGCGCGCTCGTGACCTGGGTATCACGCTATCTCCAGAAGATAAAAAAGGGCTGAAAGAATATAACGAATCCATCTCGGAGATGGATTCTGCAATGAGCGGACTTAAAAACCAAATTGCCGTTGCTATTGTGCCGGAGCTTGAAGGCCTGGCGGAGGGCTTCAGCGATTTGCTCGCTAAAAACAACGAGTGGATTGTTGATGGCGTGGAGGCAACTGTAGAGTTTGTCGTCGACTTGGTTGACGCGCTCAAAAGACTGGCGCCATTTATCTTGGCTGCTGGCGCGGCGTTTGCGATAGCGACAATCGGCACATCCGGATTCGCAGCAGCGTCTTGGTTTTGTACTTTCTCCTGCCGTTTTAATTACCGCCGGGATTTTAGCTATCGCACTCGTTCTTGATGATCTGATCGTAGCTTTCCGAGGCGGCGATTCGGTTATTGCAAACTTCTTCGAGGAATTTTTCGGCTGGGATATACAGCCGCTGCTTAAGGATATTGTTGCGGTCTTTAAAGAGGTCGTCGGCGGGATACTGGGTGGCGCAAAAATCATATTCGATGCCTTGAAACCGATAGCGCCGTTGATTGCCGTTGTGGGTGCCGCGTTCGTTGCGGCTACTGTTGGCCCTACAATATTTGCGGGAGCACTTGCCCTGATAACATCACCTATAACCCTCATCATTGCCGGGGTAGCCGGCATATTATGGGCAGTTAATGATCTGACAAAAGCATTTCAAGGCGGTGAGTCTGTCATTGCAGACTTCTTTCAAGAGTTCCTGGGCTTTGATATTCAGCCGGTTCTGAAAACGATAGTGTCAGGATTCAAAGAAGCATTTAAAGTCGTAACAGATTTAGTTACTGGAGTGTTTAGCGGAATGGTAAAAATATTCTCAGGCATAGGGGATATATTATCAGGCAATTTCAGCGAAGGTTTTGATAAAATCGGCGAAGGCTTCATGGAAATCATCGACACGTGGGTTGAAGCATTCAGAAGCGTATTTGGTGAGGCTTTTTAATTGGCTCAAGCAAAAGGCTCTGGATATCCTGCCGGACTGGGCCGTAAAACTTATCGGCGGAGCCGGCGATGCCGCATCAGCCGCTGCGGGTATGGCCGGAGATGCGGCGTCGGGCGCTGCGGATATAGCGGGTGACGTGGCGTCGGGCGCTGCGGATATAGCGGGTGACGTGGGTCGGTGGGTCGGTGGGCTTTTCGGCGGTAAAGAATCCGGTGAAGATGGAGCTCCAATGGCAACACCAGTATCCGATCCAACATCCCAGTCTCATTCGCAAGCTATGCAGCCGGGCGGCGCTGTAACGAACGTCGGAGGAACGTCGAGCAGTGTCGAACAGAACATAAACATGGAGATCCGCACGTCTGACCCAGAGAGAGCAGGAAAGGCGGCGGCCGACGGTCTACAACGCCAGATGGATGATGCACGGACCCAAAGCCGAAGAGGGGGC